TCATCTGTTCTTGTAATAGCGATTACATCTGAAAGGCTAACCAAGAAATTTGTTTGTCCCGTAACAGGAACTGATATAAATTTTTCCATTTTATAAAAAAGTTTTAATGGGTTAATAAAGTGCAAAGATAAGCAAAAAAAAAGCACCCTATTAAGGTGCTTCTTCTCATTTATAAAATACAAATAATTAGCTGTCTAAAAACTTAACTAATGCTTTATATACATCTACACCATCATCACTTTTCAAGTAAGATCCTACTATATGGTAAGCGTCTTGACCAAAAGGAATAGATAGCATTTTTTTCTTATTACCTTTTAAGTTGTAATAAACGTCTTTACCTTTGTTTTTTATTATAAGTAAGTTGTTATCAAAAAATTGTCTTACTTCATTTTCAAAATCTAATTCAGGATCATTTATTATTTCCATAAAAGTATAAGGATCTTCTTTTGCAAATATTAAAATATCTCTTTTTAATTCTGCTGTGCTCATTTTGTCAGCTACAGCTCCTAATAAAACTCTACTTACCGATACTAATTTTTCAAATGGTAATTCTTTAGCAGCAATTTGTGCATCTAAAATAGTTTCTAAAACTTTTACATCAGCACTTGCATCTTGTTCTAAATTAACTTCTTCAAACACCATATTCCTTTGTGGATGGTAGTATAAAAAAGACTGAAGAATTTGATTTTGTTTTGGAACATTTAACATTCCATCTTCAAAAATAATTGGTTCCATTATAGCATTTCCATCTTGTTCATCTACAAAAGGAGATTTTTGATTTTTTGCATAACGAAGTTGACGATTAACCCCTTGGTCTTCATCAAAATAAAGTAAAGATGATCTTCGAGTGTGGTGAGAAGACAACATATAAGTTAATGGTGCTGCTTCTTTTTTAAGACGATAAGTCTTAGCTGTGAATGTTTTTTTGATTGTTTTCATTTTATATAATTTAATTAAAGTTAAAAAAAAGGGGAGGAGATTAATCCTCCCCCTAATTACTAATGATTATGCATTCTGGAATAAGAAGAAGTTGTTTGCACCTAAAGTACATACACATCTTTCACTCAAGAAGTTAACCTCCATTGCATCTAAAGAAGATGTTCTTGCTCCACCAGCAGAACCAGTAATCCAAGTTTTGTATCTTCTATCTTCAGTCTCAGACGCTCTGTATCTAACGTGTAAGAATGGTCTCTTAGCGTTCTTACCTAAGATTTGGTCATATACAGTTGTAGAACCAGCTGGAACCATAAGTCCATTGATTGCTCCACCAACTAAACCACCTCTCATTGTAGGATCGTTTAAGTATTTCCAGTCTTGCTTGTAGAAGTCATAACCTCTTCTGAAGCCAGTGAACCCTAAGTTAAGAGCCATTTCCTCATCGTTGTCAAATAGACCATATGAAGTACCACCCGCTCCGTAAGAGTTTTGAGCAGCTAACATATCATCAATATCAAATGAGAATTCTCTGTTAACGAAAAGAACATTTTCTTCAATAGAACCTTGCTTGTCAAGTCTTTGAATAACAGCATCGAAGTCTGCTAATACAGCTGGGTTACCCCCTCCATATACATTACCTCTTTGTCCTACTACATAAAATACACCTTGAGAACCTTTATTACCTGCTCCCGAAGCCGCACCTAATGCGATAGCTGATGCTCCAGAACCTGCTTCAGCAGGAACTGCTTCAATCATTGCAGTCTCCAAGTAGTCTTCAAAACGAAGTCTTGTGTCATGCTCTGACTTTAAGTACCATAAGTACCCGTCAGCACCATTCTCTCCAGTAATTTCAATCCAACCAATCTGAGCCATGTCAGAACCATTCACTTGGAATTTATCTTTAATGATGATTGGTGAATTTTCAAAGATGTAGTCATCAGACTCTAAAGACTCAACCATTCCAGTAGTTCCTTTTTGGAACTCAGAACCGTAAATCCATATAGTTGATTGAACACCTAATCCTATTGCTTGACCTGTACCTTCATAGTAAGCAACGTCAATAGTACCCGCACCGTAGTTAACGTCAGTAATAATTGCTTTATTAGTCAAGTTTGATCCTGCAGTGTTATCTGCAATCATAACTGTTTGACCAATTCTTAAAGCAATACCTCCGCTACCTGCTGTAGTAGTACCACCGCCTGGTATAACTGGTGTAAGGTTATCTGCAATTGTCCAAGTAGCTGTTGTAGTACCCGCACCCGCTGCAGAAGCTGATGTACACTGAGTGTATTTAATATGTAATCTTCCTTGCTCTGCCCATTTGATAAGGTCAGAGTTAGAAGGCATTTCAGCTCCTACCATTCTTAGGAATGAACTGATTGTTCTATTACCATATCTTTCAAACTCTTTTTCATAAGTATCAGGAAGATACTGATTCATAAAGTTGAAATTAGTAATATAGTTTGTTGGTAGGGCAACTCGTTCCGCTGATGGAATTAAGTCAAACCCTGGTGATCCATTTACTGCCATAATTTCTAAATTTTTTTAATTTTTAATTTTTAACTTTTTTTAATACTCTTTATTCTGAGTCCTCGTCCACTTGAAGTATCACCTACAGCACGAATTTTTAAACCATTCTTGCTGAAGTTTTGAGGTGTTGACCTAACCATATCAATGTTTTTTGATTTTTTTGAAACATCGTCAATAGCTTCGGATTTACCTTGCTCATAAAAAAATCTGGCAAACTTTTCAGGATTAGAAGCAATTGCAATTGCTTTGTGATATCCTTTAGAGTCTTTCATCATACCTGTCTTATCGTCTAAAAACGGTGCAACAAATGTGGTGTAATCTGACTGTTTATTTTTTAATTCAGTCGTTTCTCCAGGTTTGTAAGTATATGTTTTGTCGTTAACAGCGATATCAAAACCTTTGAAATCCTGACTGAAAACTTCGTTAGTTTTCTGAACAAACCAATCATACCTTTTTTTTCGAGCCTCTTCTTGAGTTTCGGATTCCTCCATGTAACTCTTATAACGATTATATTCTTCTTGTTGCTCTGTAGAACTGACATCCCCTCTTGACTCAAGCGGGAGTTTATATTGTTCCTTTTGCTCCTCGAAAAACTTTCTCGCTTTTGAAAGTTCTCTTTTTTTGGCTAACCTTTTTTTCTTTACAATCTTTTCTTCATCCAAGTCTGCATCATATCCAAACTTATCATCAATTAAATCTTGCACGTCAATATCATCTAAACCTTCTTCTATATGAGAATAATAGTCGGTTAGCACTTTGTCATCATCAAGTTCTGCGTAGTCTTTCTGTAAACTAAGAAAGTCACTCATCCCTCGACCTGTTTCTTTTTTATATTTAAAGAACGCTTGCACATCTTCAGGAAGCTCTTCATTTTCTTTTTGTGTAGAAAATAAATCATCTACCGAAGCTATGTCTTTATTGTATCTATTCTTAATATATTCAAGAATATCTTTATCTTCTAATCCAGGCTCAGAGGCTTCTGATGTTTTCTCTTCCTGGTGTATTTCTTTTTGTTCTTCTGCGGGAGGGGTACTCTCAGAGCTTGCATCCACTCGTTCCACGTCAGAGTTACTCTCTTCAGCTTGTAGTTTTTCTTCATGCTCTTTTAATAGTTGTTCCTCTACTTGTGCAGTAGATTTCGTTTCTACTCCCGTTACTTCTTTTACTGTAAATTTAGGTTTTTCGTTGTTTTCCATTTTATTTAATTTAATTTATGCAAAGTTAATACTTATTTTATTATATTTTGTAGCTACTTAACGTGGATTAAATTCAGAAAAATCAAAACCATCTAAACTATCTTCATTAGATTCAAAGTTTTGTGCAGGTAAGTTTCTTTTTCTTTGTTCAATCATTTTAGATTGTTGAGTATTACCTTCTGCTATTCTTTGTGATTTAGCTTTTTCTCTCTTTTGTTCACGATCATCTATTTGACTTTGTTCCATTCCTTTTAACTGCATATTCATTTGGAATTCTACATTCATTAGCTGTTCTTTTAATGCAGCTTCATTTTTCATTCTTTCAATATCAAAAGCAACTTGTGCTTGAGCAACTTGCATTTTAGACTGTGCCTCGGCTTGCATCTTTTGCATAGCAGCTTGAGCCGCTGCTTGCTGTGATTGCATCTGACCTTGTTGTTGCATTTGTTGTTTTTGCATCTCTTGTTGTTGTTTTTGTTCAGCTGTTTGTTTTCGCTTTACTTTCAACAATTGAGTTGCCATTTTTATATTTTTAATTTCTCTAATATCAATTGCATCTTCTAAATTAATATCTTGTTTAGACAGAGCCATTTGGATATTTTGTTCTAACAATTGTCTTTGCTCTTCATCAGGAGTCATTTCAATAAAAATACCAAAGTCATATATATAAAGATTTTTAATCTCATCTAATATATTAAGATTAAACTTTCCAACTTGCATAGCAAACTCATCTCTAAATTCTGCATACTCTAAAACATCAGCACACCTTAAAGAAAGGGCTTCTGCAATAGTTCTTGTTATATATAAACTTGATTGTAAAATATGACGTGTAGCAGTATTAGAATTAAGAGCTGCTAATTTTTGAACCCCAACTAATGAATTGGGATCAGGAGTAGAACCGTCTCTTGCTTCGTTTAATCCCGTAACCGCTCGTATCATATCTAAATAATGATTATAGTTTCCAAGAAGCATTTGCATTTTTCCTTGACCACTATTAGAATTTAATTGAGTAATAGGTACTTTGGCATTATTAAACTCTCCGTCTTGAGTATAACTTCTACCCACTACACTACCTGTTTGAAAGTATAATCGTAAGGCATCTTCTGGATTATAAGCATTTCCTGTTCCTAAATCTACCTCACTTAATCCATCAGCATCTATAAATACACCATCAGGAACAACTCTTGAAACTACTTGTTGTATTTTTAAATGAGTCATTTGAATTAAGTCGGCAAAAGGAATCATTCTTCTTACTAAAGATTCTATAATCCCTTTATACATCCTTGGTGCACACGCTACATAATTAGGCATAGCGTATTGACTTGCAGAATTAGGACGAACCATATTTTTCATCATATCCCACTTAATAATAATGTTTGTTCCCATTACCATTACTCCCTCATACCACACATCAATTCTTTTTTCTACTCTTTCGAATTCTCCCTCATCCATCATTTCTTGAGGTGGGTTAAACTCATCATTTTTTTCTACTGCCTTATATCCTCCGTCAGCCATTTTCTTTTTCTTATAAACAAAACTATTAGTAGTCTTGTAATTAAAATAAAGAAGAGTGCAAGTGTCACGATAGAACATGCTGTTTTCATACATCTGAGCAACATTATAATAATCATACCACGCTTGACTATATTTGGAAATCTCCTCTAAATCACTTGGATTTAAATCAGGGTTTATTTTTAAAACTTCTGTAATAGGAATTGTCTTTAATTCCCCCCAATAAAAAGTATCTTTAAAATACGGATCTTCTGTATAACTATAAACTACATGAGCAGGATCAACATACTCTACTTTAATACCATCACCTTCTTGAAATGTATGTTTAGCTATTCCTATGCCCAAAGTAGTAATATCATAATCAACCCTCTTACGAGTGTCTACATAATGATTCTCTTCAAGCATTGTATTAATCGCAACTTCATTAGCAATTTCTACCGCAGGCTTGTAGTTCATCTGCATGTATAACTCCATTTCCACATCATTCTCTGGAAGTTGGTCGGGATTTACTTCAAAAACATTTACATCAAAGTCTCGTTGAATTTGTTCGTATAAATTTTTAGAAAGCATATTTCTTTCCACCATGTTCTGAAACTTATTTCTTTTCTCTGCGGACAATGCATCTTGAGCGTAGCATTTTACATCAAACAATCTATCTGACATTCCATTAACAACAATGTCTACAAATTTAGGTATGATAGGTACAGGAGTCCAATCTAAATTTAGATAAGACAAATCCCCATCTATAGCTAATTCGTTTTTATATTTTGCTATAGACTGTTCACCTCTTGCATATAAACGTAACTTATTGAATTCTAAAAACTGATTGTAAAAACGACACGACATTCCATCTCGTCTAAACCACTCGTATTGTATTGCTTGTCCTACCTGTAATCCAAACTCTTTTGTTTTCTTTTTAGCGTCTGAAACAAATTGATCTGGAAAAGAAGCAGACTTTATATCTATCTGTATTCCTTTCATGTAATTATTTGACTTAATGTACTACTATTGTTGTATTTTGCAAAGTTAATACTTATTTTTGATTTTTGTTTAGATGGTGTATAAAGGTGCTTTTGATTAGCCATTATAGCTAACCCGCTACTAATAGACGCATCATACTTGGTTCTATTACTAATATCAAACTTAGCCCAATCTTCTAAAGTTCTCCCAAAATACATGCTTCCCATATCATCCTCAGTTCTAAAAGTACCATCTAAATCTAATCCAATATGTTTTTCTATATATGATTCTATAGCTGCAGCATGAGATTGTTTTACATCTTCAGAAGTATTAGGAATCCCACCCAACTCCCTTTCTGTTTTAGAAAGTTTGTTGTAAGTTTTATCAGGTCGATTTAAAGAATATCCTCTATACCCTCTATTTTTAAAGTGGTATAATAAACGAGGTTTATTGTTCTCACATAATATAGGCATTCCATAAAAGATGCATGCCATTAATACTTCTTCAAAAAATATCTCAGCAGTCTGTGGTCTTGCTATGTATTCTAAAAAAAACTCGTTACTTGGAGCTTCATCCATATTAAATTTAGTAAGTCCATGTAAAGAACCGTTAGATCCCTTTCCTACTACTACCCCTGAGATATCATATGAGTCACAACCAAAAGAACCCACATGCTCATTACCTGGATATTTTAATCCTTTTCTAATTTCTGTACGGTTTTGTAAATGAGGAGGAGGTGTCCAACTAACTAAAAACCTACCTCTTGAATCAGGACTCCATATTACTTTTGTATCTTTTATTCCGTCTTTCCAATGAAAAGATCCTCGAGTAATATGATGGTCTATAATTAAAGAGTCATTATAATCTATTTGTTGATATATCTTAGTTAAGTTAAAAATAGACTGTTTACTTTCGTCTCTAAAAGCATGAGACTCTGTTCTTGGAAACTGCCTATAAAATTCATTTAAAGCGTCAGCGTCTTGTGATAAAGAAGCTACTTCATTCTCCCAATAATTAATAGCTCCTAATTTTATATCTTCACCATCTATACCTACTATAGGTTTCCCTGGAGTATAAAATACAGGCATACCATATTGGTCAATATAACCTTCGAAATTCCATTCCATAGGAACAAATAAACAATATAGCCCACTTTTAGTTTGACCATTAGCATTTCGCTTTGATGGAAAAGAATCATTATATAAAGATTTAAAATTACTACCTCCTTTATCTAAAGCGTTAGATGTAGAACCCATCATACATTTCCCAATAACCTTACTCCCTAAACGTAAACAAGTCTTAGTTACCCTCCAGTTATTTAATATATTGTCAGGTCTTTCCCACTTACCACTTTCATCATGTAAAAGCAACTGTAGTTTTTCACCATCATAACTATTATCTCCTGTATTTTTCCAGTCAATAGTAGTGTCTAACCCCTCTAACTCTTCATCAGCTAAAGTGTGCATATTTTTTTTAGTAATTTGGAAGCAGGAACTCTATATGCTAATTCTGTTTTAGGCTTATCCATACCATCTTGTATAGGTTTAAAGAAAAAAGGATAGTTGTTAGATATAGGGACAACCTTATCAGTAAACATTTTTTTAGCATCTGAACCTGTTTTAGATAATATACCTACTCGTGAATCTTTTGTAATAGTTGCTTGATTAACTCCCTCACAAGAACTCATAAAAGAAAATCCTGAACGTCTTATTTTTAAATAACACATTCCAAAACTTCTTTTGTCTGCTTTACACGCTTCCCAAAATATATAAAATATTCTATTAGCTTCTCTAAAATCAGGATTACCTACATCAATCTTTGTCCATTGTAAATACATATAATGAGTCCCCGTAATATAAGTAGGTTTTCCATTATTCATAAACCAAACTCCTTGTTCTCTTCGGTCAAATTCTATTTCTATATAATCCACCCATTGAGACTTAAATGTATCAGGAGTTTTATGCCAATGAAAAATAGATTTTATTCTACTTAGTTCTTTAGATAATATATGCGGCTCCCAATATTGCTTTTCCTTTTCCTCGCTTTTTTTAATTATATGTTTAGATATTTTAGGTAACGCAATGTTTAATCCGTTTATATTATATACATCACCTATTGTTCCGTCTCGAGATATAACTACAACATCATACTTTTCGTTATAACCATACCCCCAACTATGCGCTCTGTTTTTATTAGAGATAACACTCTTAGGAATAATATTTTTTACTATTCTATATAACTTATCTTGACCTTGACTCTGCAAATCCCTTTGGTGTATTGTTTTTATTTTCTTTTACCTTACCTTCTAATAATGCTTTCTCGTTTTCTATTTTGTTTAATATTTCAAAAGCATCCATAATGCACAATTTTTTAGTAGCTGCTGCGTTCTTTAGTCTATCAGCAGCTAATTCGTCATCCTTATCATACTTAATAATATCTTCTTTTGCAACTCTAATTAATTGCTTAACCGCCTTTTCTCCTGCTTCAATTATTTTTAATTTTATTTCTTTAATATCCATTATATATATTTATAAAACATTACGAAAATTTCTCTTCCTTGTTTCCAAGATTTATTAGGATACTTGCTATGAAAGTATGCTGACGGATAAGATATAAGCCTGTTTTGTTTATAACCTATAACAGAACTTAACCGCCACATATCTAAGTTTTCAGCATCCACTTTTATCATTTCGTCATACTCTTTATTAGTTATATTAGGAGGAATAGTGTCTCCATATCTAACATGCTCCCATAGAGCAGTGCCATGTAAATCTTCTTTCTCACGAGGGGAAATGTAATAAACTAAAGCACGATCAGGTTTTTCTCCTTTTATATTTAAGTCAGAATGTATTCTCCAACTGTTATCTAATTCGTCAGTAGATTTTCTAAAAAAAGATAAAATATTTTTTACATCTTTTTGTTCGATTATAGATAATTTATTCTCCATATATTCATCAAAATCTTTTAATGAAGATTGAATATAAAATTCTTTTTCTCCCACCACTTTTTCTTCCCATTCATTAGATTTTAAATAAAACTCTAATTGCTCAAAAAATTCTTTATCTAAAAAATTATCTTTTATGTATATCATAATATTAAAGTAATATTACTTGTAAACATACGATATAGTTTTTCTCCGTCTATAATAAATTCATACTCACTATCAGGTTGAAAAGATATTTCATCCCCCTCTTTAACTCCTAAATTTAAAAGCTCTTGATTGATATATTTCATTTTACCCACCAAAGGCTCTTCTCCTTGTTTTAATATAAAAGAGTCTTTTACATCTACGGGTTTTACAAAACAATACTTTCCATAAGCATTCCACTTACCATCTTGTTTATACAAAAAAAATTGTTCTTTATCTATAAAAAACAAATCTTCTCTAAAAAAACTTCTTCCGCTTTTTTGTCTACCTTTCATATCATAATAGAATTTAAATACATTATGATGCACAAGTAGCATGTCCCCTTTTTTTACAGGGCCCGTATAGTTAATTGGAAGTTCCTCTACAATTGCAAACCTATTAGAAGCCATGTGGTCTTCTTGAGATACACTTGTGATAATATCTACATTACTAATGTTTTTTATATTATCGTATCTTCTTTTGTTATAAGGTTTAACAATAAAGTTAAATGGTGACCTCATTAAAAGTTAATATTAAATTCTAAAGAAATAGGTAGAGTTTTTCTAAACTCTTTCCATAGATAAACCTCCTCTAATTTTTTAACCCAAATTTGGTAAGAGTCAGCTTTTTCTTGAATTAGATGTATAGTGTAAGAGCCACCTAAAACCTCTTGGTTGGTTATATAATGCATGGCACTTGACTTATAGTCAGCACCGATTGATATTTTTCTAATGTCCATTTCATTTAATTTAATTTAATTTATGTTAAGAATTGTTGTGTAGTGATATTTAGTGTAAAGGCTACATCATCGCCAACAGGAACACCAGAAGTTTTATAAGTTATAAAGAATGTCTCACTTCCAGTCAGAGATAAAGCTGGGTTACCTGCTGGTAAAATTGACCATATTTTACATACTGGTAGTCCAACCGAAGAATAGTCAATAGTTGCATCACCAACTTTTATTGGTATGGTAGCGGTTCCTGCACATATATCTCCTTTCCATAATTCAAAATTATGAATAGCAGCCTTACTGGCTATAAAAGTAGACTGCATTCCACATAGTGTTGATTTTGTATCGGAACTACCACACCCCGTAGCTGATCCTGCACCCATCAATTGTCCCTGAAACTGTTGCAATACTGTCCATCCTGGTGAAACACTTGGTGCCGAAGTAGAGACTTGATCAAATATTCTATATGGAACATAACCTGTAGAAGTAACGGGAGTAGTAAAAGAATTATAAGTATTTACTGTAACAGGATTAGGTATTAATTTACTTGCCCATACTTTATAATTATTAATAAAGCTATTTACTGAGGAACCACCACCCGCTGGAACTGTCCAGTTTCCTGTACCGTCTAAATATTTTGTAGCATCATTAGCTGAACCTCTTGGTACATATCCTATATTAGTATCCCCTGCGTACTCAAATACATTAAGTGTTACTGCTCCAGTTGCAGCAGCATTAACCGTTATAGCTTGACCAACAGAACTAACAACAGAACCTGAAGTAATAGATGTTACTCCACCACCACCTCCTCCTGCAGCTACCCATTGTAAAGCAGTTCCTGTAGAACTTAAAACTTGTCCTGCAGTACCAGGCAATCCTGCACTGTCTAATATTACAGTGGTATTAAGTGTCGGCCCTACAAATTGTGCAGTACCCGTTAATGAAATTCCAATTGTAGAAGTATTTCCAACTGCTAATGTATCTTGTAAATTACAACAAGCAGAATTTATCCAGGTTAGCCCTGTTCCATTAGAGCTTAATATCTGACCTGCTAATCCTACTGAAGATGTAGAATCGGTTATTGTTGTTGGCTGTATAGTACCATTTAATATAATATTGTTTGTAGCAGTATTACCAACAGCTAATACTTGTGATAAGTTTTGTACACCTACCCCTCCACCATTTGTCCATAAGGTTGCACTACCTGTAGATGTTAACACTTGACCTACTGTACCGCAAACTCCATTTGAATCTTCTAAACACGCATTAAGTTCTACAGTACCATTAAAAGTATTAATACCTCCATAAGTGTTTGTTCCCGCTGAAGTAATGTTAGACGTAGCATCTAATACTAAAGGAGATGTTGCTGTTAAATTTATACCAACTCCTATCGCAGTATTACCCGCTGTTAGAACTTCTTGTAAGGTAGGCATGGATTGAGTAGGAACTCCTGCTAACCATTCAACTCCCGTACCCGCTGCATTAATAGTTAGTATCTGTCCCGCTGTTCCTGTATTTCCCGCATAGTCATTTAAAACAGAAGTAGTGTTAAAATTCAATACAGATGAAGTACCCAATATAATATCATCAGCTGTATTAATAGAACAGTTTGCAGCTAATGTCATATCAGTGTTATTAGATAACGCTAAACTCTGACCTGCTCCATTCATTTGAATACTCGCAGAAGTAATTATATTAATAGTAGCAGTATTCCCCACATTTAATACGGGATCTAAAGCACAGCAAGATAATGTAGGAGAGTTAATCCACTGAATTCCCGCTCCTGTAGAAGACAAGATTTGACCTGCCGCACCAACACTACCACCCGCTGTTATGCTGTTGGGAATTATAGTTCCCAAAATAGTCATCGTACCAACAAGAGTCATGTTTTGCGTAGCGGTATTACCCGTATCTAAAACCGATTGCAATCCTTGAAGCACACCAGTCCCGCCTATTAAGTCACTTACTAAAAACGTAACTGTTTTATTGTCACTACTAACATCAGTAGCAATGAGTAAATCATCCATTGCTGGTGTGACCGTAGGGTAGACAACTGTATTTTCAATTTTCGCCATATCTTAAAAACTATATATTCTATATTGTACACTCACTTTTAATACACCTTCTGCTAATGGCCCTGTTGGGTTAGAAGTATCATTCCACAAAATTAATTTATCTCCACCTGTAGCAGAAGGATATAAAAACGGGACATTTTTTGAGCCTTGAGTAATATTATTTACTCCTGAAAGCAAAGAAGTATCAAAAGTCTTTTCTATACTTGTAGTCTGCGTAGAGTGTGCTAAATTAATACTACCTGTAAAAGTAAAAGGTGCAGTAGCATATAAATATTGAAGGCTTGCAGCTATTACTTGAACAAATTCATTACCTGTTGCAGTCACTATGTTTACAGGGACACTATTTAAAAATCTAATTTGATCCGCAGTAACCGTTACTACTACAGTGCTTGTTCCAAAGAAGTCTTGAAAATCCGCAACAGAAGATGTTTTAGTTTTATCTGAATCGTTTTTATCAGTTAAAATAAGTAAATCATCTTGAGCAGGGGTTACCTTTGGATAAACTGTAGTATTATTTATTTTCGCCATCTTTTTCTTTTTCTTTCACTTCTCCTGTTTCTAAATTAACTACAGCATTCTCGCCATAAGTTTTCATTAGACCTTGTTCAGCTTCTTGAAACTGTTTTTTAAGTTGTTCTACCTTTAAACATAACCCATATTTTTGTAAAGTTAAATCACCTAATTGTGTTTTTACTTTATTAAATTCTGTGTTTAATTCTTGAAGATTTTCTAACTCTTCTTTTTTAATCTTTTTCATTTGATTTATATTAAAGTTAATTATTAATGCAAAGATAACAAAAGTTACGGAATGTGTTTTACTTTTTTATTTTCTCAAATGACCTTCCCCCAAAGTAAGCTCCGATCACTGTTATTAAGACTAATTGTAAAAGATCTGTCCATTTTTCCTCTACTTGAAACTTAATAGAACCAGCATCTATAAATATCATTAAGACGGTACATACAACTAAAAATATTAACACTATAGGTCTAACATTTTTACTTAACCAGGAATCGCTGGTCATATCGCTTTTCCATCTTTCTGTTACATTCTTTTGAATCTCAGCCTCTGCTTCTATAAAGATTTTTTTCATCTCCATTTCAAAAGCTGCTTTTTCTTCTTTTGTTTGAATAAACCTATCAGCAATTCCTGCAACTTTACCAGCTACATCTAATGCTCCTTTTCCAAATATCTTAGTCCAAATGCTCATTATCTTTTTGATTTTTTACCTACACATTTCCACCTCTTACGAGATAAGTTGTTAGGTGTGTTAGGATCATTTCGTTTACCTATAGGTAGTCCCATTTTAATTCCATAGCTTCTTGCACAATAAGCATCTCCTTTTGACGTTCCAGGTTTAACTCTTGAACCACCACCCTTAGCTTTACCAGCTTGACCATAGCTAACCTTCTTACCGCTTGCGGTAATTTTTACTTTAGCCTTTCCTTTTCTTGGTGTTGCCATTACTTTTTATTTTTAGGTAAAGACTTGATCTTTCCGTTTTCTGTTCTTGCGTATCTGTGAGTTTTAGTTTCTTTACTTGGTATTAGTGTACCGCAGTATTTTCCTTTACCGTACTCCCAACATACTTTTTTCCCTGTTCTTCCTTTCTTTGCCATTATGCGTATAACCATATTGCGTCAGGCTTAGAGTCGCTGTCCACATGTAGGAAGGTCTTTGAAATTCCTATACGAGTGAACCCGACATTAACTAATGCTCTAACCATTATAGATCTCTTTTCTGAATTGCCACACGCAATATCAGCAGCACATCCTTTTAAGTGTGAACTATTGGGACTTGCTTGATATCCTCTTTTTTGTAAATCTTTATTGTATGCTTGTGTTCTGAATCCTGATGTTATCTTAAAAGGTATGCCCGATTCTTCTCTGGCAAAGTCTAACATCTCTAAAAAGTCATGTCTCATATTTTTCCCTGAACCAGGTTCATCAGGAGAGTCAAACTCACTGTGGGTAAAATATTTCATGATTACTTTTTCTTTTTTATAAACTTATATATTGTAAAGGCAATAGCAAGCGAAAGCGAAACAAACTGAAGCATTTCGTTAGCCTGCATTAATGTTAATCCTAAAGCTCCCCCATTGGCAGCTACTACTTCTACTGTATCTTTCATTTCAGTTTTCATTTTTTAATGGGTAAGTTAGTGTTTGTGTGTAATTAAACTCCCCGCTATACGTTGTTGTTTGAAACCAATTCATAGATGCAAAGATAATAAATTTTTTATTTTTTATCTAACCCCCTAACTCGCCACCTTTTTTGATTTTTGATCCTGTTTTTATAACCTTTGCAGTGTTTGTAAAACCTTTTAGTTTTGCCGCATTAGACAATCCTCCCGTTAATAAAGTTCCTGACGCTACACTAAACGCTTTACTTATAGGATCATTTTCACCAAAACCTTTTCCATCATAAGAAGTTTTCTCTACAAACGACTTGTTAGGGTTGTTAGGATTAACACCGTATTTCATAGAATGTTTTTTATCTGGATTGTTTTTCCAAAATTCTGTCGCTGCTGTTTCTGTAGTGTTTCTCTTATTTGTTTTTACAGTATTGCGGTGTTTTTTATTTGTTTTATTATTGCCTTGAGTTGTTTTATATCTTTCAGACCTGAATTTATTCATAAGAGCTTTTCGCTCTTCTGTAGACATGTCTTTAATGTTAATTGCGTTTGTTTTAGACTTATTATCAGGCATAATAATTTATTTTTATAATGGTATAATTCTATATTTTAATCTTAAAACTAAGGAAGTAAAGCGAGCAGGAAAGACAAAGTTAGACGGTACAAAAAGACGAGTAGGCTTGTTTAAAGAATAAATTCTTGATCCAGAAGTTGGAACATCTCTAAAATAAGTTGCTTGAATTGCTTCCGCATTAAGTATTTGATTTATCCGAGTGGATGGAAATGTAGATACCGCAAGGTTTGCTGTGGTTGCTGTACCTTGAATTACATTAAGGTCACCTGGAGTTAAAGGGGTATATGCCCCTGCTCCATCAATATTTACAGTCCAATAAGTTTCTTCAATAATAAGTGACTTATTAGGAACAGCTGCTATTATTTCTGTTGCTGAGCTGCCAGCTAAAGCGTTTAAATCAGCTCTTGTAAAAGTTGCTACATATTCAGTATAAACAAAAGGAGCCACAGAATAGGTGTCTATAATATCCTGCATAGTATAGATAGTTCTATTAGAATTAGCTAAAGCAGATCCTTTATTTTTTGTATCTACAAATGCAGGTACTGTATGAAATTTTTGATCGCCTGGTACTGTTGCCATAATATTTTTTTAAACTTCTTTTACAGACACGCTGTTAATTAAAAATTGAGCCCCGATATTACTTTGAATATAAATATCAGCTCCTGTTTTATTTAAGAATTGAAATGAATTAGAACCAACCGAAGTAAGATTTCCTAATATAGCTCCCTTAGAATCATTTACTGTAGCATTTCCTTTTGGAGGAAGACTTACAACTCCTATTACAACATTATAAGTTTTCCCAATTGTTAAAATAGATTGAGATATAGATGCTATTGGTTTACCTGGTCCTATAGTCACAACTCCTGATTTTTCATTAACTTGAGGAATAACAGTCCATCCAGTTAATCCGTTTGAAAAATCTCCGTTAGAAACAAGTTCTGGGTTTGATCTTCCCCCTCCTGGAGTATTGTTTGCTCCTACAGCAGTAGCTATGGAAACACTAATCATGTTACCAGAGTGCTACTAAGTTAGTAGGACTGCCAGTAGTCTTTACTCCTGTTATAAATGTAGGCATAAAAGAACCTGCAGGTACAGCGGCAAATTGTTGTTCGGTAGTAGGAGCATGTGAGTTACCAGTATCTGCCGCCATATAAACAGTTAAGTCTTGAGCTGTTCCATTGTAGAGTACGCAACCTGATGTAGCAGCATTGTATATTACAAAATTTTCACCAGTAGCCATAATGTTAACACTAAGGCTTAATACAGTATCACTATCTATAGCGGTAACATAAGCGCAAGTATTATCCGTTGTATTATATACAATCGCTTTACCAGCTTGTATTCCGTCATTTAAAAATGTTGCAGTAGATAGAACTAATTTATTTGCTGTTGTACCATCTGTAGCTCCACTTAAAGCCTCTGTTGCTGGATCAGGTATTAATACTGTGTCACTTGGTATAACCTTTAGTGAACGTCCGACTTGTAATCTTTGATATGCCATTTTTTTTATTTTTTATCGTAAGGGAATGCTCTGTTTAAAGCATCTCTTCTTTTGTTACAACCGCAATCACTATTAGTGACTTTAGCTATTTTGTCTACTACTTTTTTAATTCCTGTAGCTTTAGTAATTCTTTCTATACTATCACCTAACCCTATTGACTTCCCAGTTAAAGTTCGTTTCATTAAATTTTATTTTTTACAAGTACAAAGTTTGTTAGGACATGATTCTACACTAAATGTTATTTTAGATACTAACCAATTCCATTGACATTGAAACTTACACCATAAGTCAGAGAGTGATTCTCCTAACCATATTAATAATTTTCCCATCTTATTTTGTTTTACACCCAAAGTTATTAGCGTAGTTAGCCATTTCCACTACCTTTTTAGAATACTTATCAGTTTTCTTCATGACAGCAGACGCTGCACTACACGCATCTTCGAATCCGTTATTTTCAGCCCACTTCGTAAAAGCTCCCTGACGGGATTTTTTTATTTCTGGAAAGGCTCCTTTTTTAGTTCTTCCTTTCTTCGCCATAATTATTTTCTAATTGCAGCTCCGATCTTTTTCTTTACGTTGTTGATACACTCGTAAGACATATTGTGATCTCCACCGTATGCATGACCGTAATCTTTTTTAGACATTGCTTTAGACTCATCTCTTCTTGATTTCATAGATTGAGATTTCTTTCCGTTCTTAGCTCCTAATGACTCATCAAGTCTTGAGTTGTAACCTTGTTTTTTCATAATTGTTTTTTAATGTTTTATAATATTGATCCGCCCTTTCTTGTTCTAAATTTTGACTTATCGTAGTTTGGGTTTTTTTTGTTAAACTTTTTTGCAGCAGCAGTAAAAGTTTTTAAGCTGTTTCCATGCTTAGCTTTTTCTTTTGGACTCATTGCATCATAAGCAGATTTATAAGAAACTTTTTTTCCTTTACCTCTATTTACTTTATTAGCTATTGAAGTGAACTGTCTTACTTGACGATCCAATTTAGACTCCGAAAGAGGTTGAGACAAGTTTCTTGAACTTACCGTTTTTGTTTTTGATTTTTTGTCAGACATGGTTTTTTTATTTTAATATTTTACAAAGATAGTTATTTTTTTTGTTTTTGTTTTAATATACTCTTTCGTTGTTCTTTGTTAGTTTCACCATGTTTTTTTCTAAACTCCTTAGACTGCTCGTAAGACATATTGCGGGTAAAATCATAATAATTATCATTATGCATTCTTTTCATTCTCCCTTTTCTTTTTTAAGTTTTGATATTTTCCGCTCCACCTTTTAGCAAAACCGTCTCGAGATGCTCGAGATATTTTTCTTTTCATTTTAGTTTTACTTTTTTTAATCTTCTTATCCGTCTTCTTAACATTGTCTGACATGGTACGACTAACAGTAGCTTGTCTTTTTTTATTCTTTTCTACTATCTGATCTGTTCTTTTCTTTAGCCTATTGTCCGCCTTCTTATCTTTTTTGAATTTTGCAGAAACCTTCTTAGATGTTTTCTTTTGACTTTTCTGTGCATCTTTTTTTGCATTAGCCTTTTTTTCTAACGGAGTTTTACCCTTAGACTTTTTATTTAAATAATTAGATGCTTCTTTTTTATTTTGCTTATCAAGTTTTTCTTTGTTTTTCTTTTTATTGGAAGCATTTTTATCAGTAGCCTTTTTTAACTTGTCTTGTTTTTTTTGGTCAGCCTTTATAGCTTTATCAACTTGTTTTTTCTGTTTCTTGTCAAGTTTTTCCTTTAAAGCCTTTTCTTTTTCTTTTTGTTTATTCTCAGCTAACTTTTTAGCAATACGTTTTTTACGAGCAGCAACTGAATCAACAGCAGCCCCCTTTCCATATCTTAGGCTCTGACCGTAAGTATTAGCAAATGTTTTTTTTCTTTCGGCCATTTAATATCCTGATGATTTGGTTCTTTTTTCCATTCCGTAGTTAGGGTTGTTTTTCATTTTTCCTTTATTCATTTTTGCATAAGCACTTGCCTGGGCTTTTCCTACTGCGTTGTATGGGAATACTTTTTTCTTTCCTTTTACTGTAACTGTTGGCATAATTTTATTAGTTTTGTTCTTGCAAAGATACAAATTTAATTTAATGTCAAATATAATAAGGAAGAACTACGATAGAGTTCAACCCTCACACGATTACATGAAGTATTGGAGGGTGATAAGGTATTGGGCTAAAGCCAAATACAAAATCGGAACTCCCGACATAGACATGCTATTCTTTCTATATAGCGAACAGATATTTAATAAAACAAAGTTTAAAGAATTTGAAGAGTGTATGTCTTGGGACGAGCCAAGATTTCATAGACTGCTTAAAGAGGGGTGGATACATATTTGGAGAAAGCGCAAAGGTAAAGAAACAACTCTATATGAGCTTTCCTTTAAAGGTAAACGCCTGGTTAACACACTATATAAGAAACTAAACGGAGAAGAAATAGGGGAAAGCCCTCAATACAATCCCTTATTTAGACACGATGCTTCTTATATGGATAAGATATATCGTAATATGATTATAGAGATGAATGAGTTTATAAGACAACAACGACATCTCTCTCCAGAATAACCATAAAGACTTCGTCTTTTATAAACATCTGGTGACCTGCTGACTTGTCATAATAGATTAAATCATTGTCAGATATATTTTCTACATCAGTTCCAGGCTTTACTACTTTGCCTTTCTTATATCTAAACCCTGATGCATCTTCTTGAGATAATAATAATCCCGATGCGGTTTTTAATTCTTCCTCTATCGGTTTAATTATTATGTACTTTCCTATTGGCTTCATCTAATTTTTTTATATTATCTAATAACTTCTTGTTTGCATCATCAAAACTGAATAAACTCTTTAACCACTTTAACATGCTCTTGCGTGTGTTATGATAGCGTTAGTGCTTAAGATTGTTGTAGCAACACTACTTGCGTTAATTAAAGCGTTCTTAGTAACCTTAAGTGGATCTATAACTCCCATCTTAAACATGTCACCATACTTTTCATTCTTAACATCAAATCCATTAAAGTCATCTATTAGGTCTTGCTTGTTCATTATTGTTTCAAAATCTAAACCTGCGTTCTCTAATATTTGCATAAGAGGAGCTTTAAGGGCTACATGAAGTATTCCATCTGCCACCATCTCTTCAGTAATCTCATCTTTAGAATCTACCTTTATTCTTTCGGGAGCTAATCTCCATAGAGTTAATCCACCTCCAGGTAGTATTCCTTCCTGTAGTGCGGAACGCACTGCACAGACAGAGTCATCGACTCTGTCGAATTTTTCTTTTTGTTCTATATCTGAGTCGCCTCCTACATAGATACATCCGATTCCTCCTGCTAAAGAAGCAATACGAGTATTTATAAAATCTCTTTCTCCTTTATTTTTAGTATTATCTTGTTGTACTTTAAGTTCAGACACTCGCTCTACAAGTTCTTCACTCATTGATTTACCTGTAATGATAATAGAATTGTCTTTGCCTACAACAATTTTTTGAGCATGACCTAAATCTTTAGGAAGTATTAAGCTAAGATCGTCACCAGTCTTTTCAGAAAAGTAAGTTGCTCCTACTGCTAAAGCTATATCTTGCATTAACTCGTGTTGTCTATATCCAAAACTTGGAGGTGGGACATTACAGAACTTTAAACCATTCTTTACAACATTAGCTGCTAAGGTGTTTATCATATTCTGACTACACTCCCCAATAATTAAAAGTTTATGCCCTTTATTAATAATCTCTTTTAATATATTCTCAATTTGAAGTATATTATTTATTTCAGTATCGCAAACTAAAATATGTACATCTTCTAATATACACTCATCTTTCTTTTGATTATTAATAAATAAAGGAGATGAGTAGCCTCTGTCTACTTTTATTCCATTAGTAATGTCTGCATAGGTCTCAGAGTTTTGTGATTTCTCTACAGTAACAATACCATCGAGCCCAACCTCTTCATATGTATCCGAGATTAGTTTCCCTAAAGCCTTATCATTATTAGCAGAGATAGTGGCAACATCAAGTAATCTCTTACCTGTTACTTTACGAGCCTTCTTATTAAGTTCCTTAATTATCCCCTCAACTTTCTCTTTTAATAATCTAACTACTTCAGTTGAATTAACATCGTAATTATTCATTAACTCTATACCCGCTTTTACAATGGCTTCCGTTAATACAATAGCTGTAGTTGTTCCATCTCCCGCTATAGATGCTGTTTTATTAGCAGCCTCCTTCATCATCCTAACCGCAAGGTTCTCTACAGGATCAAATAAATCTACAGACTTAGCAACGGTGACACCGTCTTTAGTTACTGTGATTCCATGAGTATGGTTTACGGATTCTATAATTACTGTCTTGCCCCTTGGGCCCAGTGTTGACTTAACTGCTTTAGATATTACAGTTATTCCCTTGATTAATTTTTGTCTTCCCTCGTCATCAAAGCAAAGGTCTTTGGAGATGTATCCCTGTTCTGTCATAAGTAAATTTGATTTAATTAATTGTTGGGGCAAATATAATAAAAAAATATATAACAATGCTATGACGAAATGACAAACTCAAATAAGTTTATTAGTATATATATATTCCTTTATTATTATTATTATTATTATTATATAATTTAGACTTAAAGTCGTCATATCGTCATAAATAAATATAATATACTATAAATCAATAAGTTACAAAATGACGAGTTGAAAAAAGATTGTCATAACTATGACGAACTTTGAAATATATAAAAAAAAAAGAGGCATCCGAATGGATAACCTCTCCTTCACAACTAATCAAACAGAACAAATAGGGAAGTTGATTAATTCTTAATAGTCTAACTCGTTAAACTTTTTTCTGTTTTCAGCAACTTGTATTCCTTCAGCAATTCTATTTACTGCCTTATCGTTTTTTACTGCACGTCTTATACGAGCTGCTTTAGCGATTCCACTTTCAGATGGAAACCTGTCATTAACTAAACGACCATCTCTAACATATAGTCCGTTTACCCAATCTCCTGATGTTTCAAATTTTTTATCCATGATCGTTTTTATTTTTTACAAAGATAATAAAAATATATTAGGTGTTTAGAGTTTGAGGGTTATATATGGTCGTGCGCAGTCAAGTGGTCAATGGAAAGTCATATTTTTTTTAAGGGGGGGGGTGTGTTTTGAAAATTTTTCTGTCAATGTTTTGTCGTTTTTTTTGGTGGTGGGTGGGGGGTGGTGATGTATCGCTTACCATCTCCGTATTGATTTACCTATGCTCATTTAGTTGGTAGGATATCGCACTGCAATGTGTGATACCTTACCCCATTCTAACCTAAAACAAATCATAACCTTCCCTCAAATACTTTGTGAAGACAAAGAGAGAGTAAGGTTAATACCCCAACGACAACCAAAATACACAAACAAAACACAAAACTTATACACAATGTAAACGACTGGACTCCAGACACTTAAGCATTTAAAAATTTGGAGGAACAAAAAAGCTCTTACTTTTATATTGTTATGTCAATAATTAAACTATCTTTGTCAATAATTAATCAATACATATACATACAATGAACAAAGAATTAGATTTTAATCAAGCGTGGGATACCATACTTGAGTATGAGATTGCTACTGAATCAGAGATGAGATTAGTATGTAATATCAATGGTAGAAGAAAAGAAGTATTAGATAGTATCGTATCTGCTAAATGCGAATACCATAGTATAGAACAATATATGGAGTTTAACGAAACACATATGTCTTGGGATGGTGAAAAATGGGTAGAGGATGCTTGTTTGACTTGGGATGATGTGTTACCAAATGGATATAATCCATCATAAATACTCTGATGAGCCAATGAGATTTTGGCGAAACTACCGAAAGGTAGTCAGTATATAACACACAAAAACAATTAGAAATTATGAATTCAATTAAGTTAGAAGTGCTATCACAAATTGCTAAAAGAAAGCAATGTAGCAGACAAGATGTGCAGAAGTTTATATGGGTTGCACAAGGTAATGACATTAAAGATTATGTCAACAGACAAGGTTACTATGGGACTAACATAGTAGAATGGAAGTATGGTGGATTGGTAGACAATAACACTAAAAATGTCTTTAAGATTACTAAAAAAGGCAAGGAGTATATTACGAATCCTAACGCATACAATAAGGTTGCGAGAATGGAAAGAAAGTTGAAACACTATGATATATTAGATAGGAGAAATGATGAGTTATGGAAAGAGAATGCCGAGTTAAAGAGTAAGATTTGGAGAATGAAAGACCAATTAGATTCTATGCATAATGAATTACAACAAGCGAAAAAAAGAGACATTCTACAAGATGCATTAGATTATTTCTCTGCTACTAATGGTAATTATAGTGGCGATACTGCATACTACCTAAATACATTAATTAATCACATAAATAAATAGAGATATGAAAAGAAAAGAAGAATTATTAGTTGATTGCACAATTAAAGCAATACAAAAACGATTAGAAACTACTCTTGAAAATATAAAAATTCAAAAAGGGGTTATGCTATGGGATGATGAAGAGAAGATTGAGCATTGTATTATAGCATTATCTATCTTACAAGAGGAATTTAGAAGATTAAAGGTATTGTCAAAGGAAATAGAGGTGAGACTTAAGCATAGTGGTCTTGTATCTTTAGATGAGATAACACATCATATATAAATACTCTGATGAGTTTCCTGAAATGGAACGAAACTGCCGAAGGGCAGTCAGTATTAACAAACACATACAGACAAATGAAAAAGATCCTAATAGTTGGAGCTGCGATTCTCACATTAAGTAGTTGTGGGATGATGAATAAACTATCTGATGAGCAATTACATCAAAGAAGCAAGATAGATTATGAGATGAACAAATTGTATAACGAGTATCAAGTAAAGAACGATTCTTTGCTAATAGAATACTATAAAATTAAATAAATTAAAAAAAATAGAGATATGGGAAATATGAGTTATTGCAGATTTGAAAATACTGCGAGAGATTTAAAAGATTGTGTAGATGCACTGGAAAATGGTGAAACACAAGAATTAAGCAATAGAGAAATAGAAGGATTAGAAGATTTATTAAGGAGTTGTGAATCAATTATCCAAATGAAAGATGATATAGAAAGCATCATAGAAAGTTGGGAAGAAAGTGATGTTTTACCATTCTAATTGTGTGTGAACGATAGGGTTGTGCCTATCCTACCTTAACCTCAATGCGTAACTGCATTGGGGATTTGGTGGTAGAGGGATGTTCCTCACACAATTAAAATTAATAAGATGAAAACAAACTATGATAAACTATTTGATGTATTAATTGAATGGTATACGGAAGAACAAGTCAAAGAAATTTGGAAAATGTTGAAAGAGTATGATACAACAATAAATTTAGGATTAATTAAAATTAAATAGATATGAAAAATAATGATTTAGATCCTACACCAAAAGAATGGGAAGAGTTAAAGAAACAATTACCTCAATTTATTAAAGAGGGAATACAATTTGCAATAATAATGGGTATTTTACTTATGTTTGTTGCGTTTGTTATCATTCAGATAATCAAGTTGTTACATGTTATATTGTAGAAAACCTTAATAAAACTTGTGTAATTAAATATTAATACTTATTATTGCAAAATGAAACCAATGAGAACATATAAAGTAGGTAAGCGAACTGCTAAAAACTACAACGAATGGATGA